CGTGGCATATCAGGCGCGGTCTGGTTGGTGGCGAGCAGCGGGCGGAGAATCCGAATACCCTCATTGCCTGTGGAAGTGCACAGCTTTGCCATCAGAGAAATGATCTGCTCATCACTCAGCGTCGCTTGCGCCTGCTGCTGTGGCGCGGCTGGATAGGCGATGTCGAGCAGCCCGAAGCCATCAAGGAAGACGCTGCGGGCGTCGGCGCTCAGTGGCACCATATCTTTCGTCGCATTTTCCACGGCTGCCACCACAGTTTGCGCGATATGGGCGTCGATGTATTTGACCAGTTCATTCGCTTTTTTATCTGCGTCATCGCCGGGCGTTGCGTTTCCCCATGCGCCCATAAGGCTCCAGAACTGACCATATTTGCTCTCGATGCTATCCACCACTACCTGTGGCGCGGCCCCTTGCTCTGCTGGTAGTGGATGCAGAGGGGCGGCGTCATCGGCGACATCGGAAATTTTCACGTCATAGTCGGGATCATCCAAGTAACGTTGCTTCTCGGAGTCAGGAATGGTGCGCCAGTCTTCCATTTTGCGCATAAGCCGCACTTGATAAACGCGCTTCATCGCCGCTACTGGCGCTGCTGCTTGGGCGGCCTTGATGAGGCTCAGGGCTTCCCAGTCGTTCTCCGGACAGCCGAAGTGCCGCAGGATATCCAGCACCGTTCCGCGCTGCGTGCGCGCTTCCATAGCCCATTGCTGCGCCTGTTGAATGGCGTGCCCTTTTGCCGCCTCGCTGACCACCAGCAGGTCGGCCAGTTGCGCCGCCCGCGTCTCCGCTGCCAGCTTCTCCCGCGTCAGGGTGTCGATGGTGGCGACCTGCGCGGCGGCCAAGTCGGTCAGTTCCTGGATCTGCTGCGTGAGGCCTTCAATGCTGTTCATGGTCTTCTCCTTGGATTATTGCATTTCTAAATCGTGGTGGGATTTGATATTGAAAATGACACTTTCAATATACTGGCGCGCCGCCTCGACTTTCCGCTTGATCTTTTCTTCAAGCGCCATGTCTCGTTTGTAACTGACGACGGTCACGCGAAGGCGTTCGTCAATATGCCCCACGTAATGGAGCTCCTCCTGTTCGTACTTTATGAGCTCGTCAGGCGTGTCAACCATGCAGTAGGCTACGTCCCACTCAGGAACGTCCCATAGCATCATGTAGCCCCTGCACTGCCATTCGTAGAGCGAATCCTCGCCATCGGCAGGGATCGCAGGGAAGGTATCCAGCGACCACGAAGACTTGATATCGATCCCCTTCCTGCCTGGAACGATAATGTCGCATTCGCCTGTGATCCAGTCATTGGTAAGGCGTACCGTGTTCTTGGCGTGCTCAGTGAAAAATACCGAGTTGTAGAGCTCAATCGACTGATCCTCAACGATCAGGCCCTTGTCCATGTACTTGCCGGTGACGTTCAGCTTGTAGCCGTACATAAGCTCCTTTGCCATCTTGCTCAGTGCTGTTTTAGCGCCGGCCGACAAACTCATTTCCAGCAGAGGCGCAAGTATGGCCTTTTCCTCGTCGGTCTTCTTGGTCTTGCGCTGGATGACCATGAGCTCAGGCGTGAGGTAACGCTCCTCGATCTGCTTAGCATCGGTCATCAGCAAGCCGAGCATGGAGCACCGGAATTTAATCATTGCTGTTGCTCCTTCTGAAAGTCTGCAAGCTCGGTTTCTTGATCTGGCGTGAGCTCGAAATTGCCGCGCAGCTTACCGACGCTGTAGGCCCCGGCACGGATTTGCTCAAATGCAGCCTTGAGTCGTTCGCCAGTGATTGGCTTCTTGGCCTTGGTAGGCACATTAGGGCGGATGCGTAAGCACTCGACCATCTCGCCGCCCATCTTGGCCGTGCTGGCGAACAGGGTAATCTGCTGGCCGGCCCAGTGCTCGATGTATGGGCCGTAAAGCTTGTGGATCGATTTGGAGTTGGTCGCGTTCAGGATCATCGGTTTGTGGCCGACCAGATACATGATGCTGTGGTCTTCCTTTTTGCCGCCCATCATGGTGATGGTTTCGCGCCGGACCTCTTGAATCGTGACGGTCAGGTCATTCCCGTCTGGTAGTGCGTATGCGCCGATGTAGCGCGGATCGACCAACTTTTTCCAGTGGGTCAAGGTTTCTTCGGTTGTCATCGTTTGCCTTTCGCTCGGGGCGTGTGATGTTGTTAGACTTCAAAGGTACTGCTTATTTCTGTATCGTTTGTCGAACGCCCCCTAACCCCTAGGGGTAGAAGAAGTCCGGCTTGTCCCTGCAATGAGGATTCCTGTCGCTACGGGTTTGCACCGTATGCCCTCGGTCACAGGATCTACGCCGACCGGTGGATTGTAGGAATTGCACCTTGCGCGGCGATCTGCGCTACCACTTCCCGATTCTTCCACGCGGCCCGGATAAGCCCTTGGTATCGCCTGGAGTGCGCCAGAAATAGAAAAAGCCGCTAAGTCTGGATTCCGGTAGGAAGGCTAAAATACGGGGCTGAGTCCATATCTTGCCAACGGAATCCAAGCTTAGCGGCTCGGTTCAATTCTCAGCCCACAATACTCCGGTTCCTACACCGTTATTCGCACAATACCGCAAATCAATTTCCTGCGCAACAGATTATTCCGCATCCTCCCGTGCCACGCGCTGCCGTCGCGCTATTTCTGCGACGATGACGATAGGCTGGTCAGGCAAGCCTTTGGCCTGGCGTTCGGCTAAAATAGTGTCGTACATGGCCTGCCAGGCTTCCGCGTCGGCCTCGTCCTTCAGGTCGCGGCGCTCTCCGAGTTCGTTCATGGCCGATTCTCCGCATGGCAGCGAGGGCATTCAAACATCACTTGCCATTCGCTCAGAAAGCCTCCGCACTTGTAACAGCGCTCCACGGGCTTGCGGTACTTCTTCGGCACGATCAGTACAATTCCCGTCCCGGCTAGTGCTTCATCACGCTTGACGTGCTGCATATCGACCGCTGGGCGCGTCTTGGCGTCGATATAGTCCTTAGGCCAGGGAATATCGGTTTCGCGGCTCTGATGCTGCGCTACAGCCTGCTCCTTGGTGTAGACTTCGGCCTTGCTGATGTCGGTCACGTAGCCTTTGCCATCCTTGGCCCAAAACAGCATATCGTTGCCGACGTAGCTGCGGCTGTCCTGCAAGTAGAATTCGTCAGCCACGGTCTGCCTCCTTCGGTGGTACTGGTAGCGATGCAAGAGCAGCGCGGGCTTTCTCGATGCTTGCTTTGTATTTTTCAAATGTCTCAGGGGCAGGGAGCCACTCAGGATAGCGCCCGAACCATTTAACCATTTCCGCAAGCGCTTCCACCAGCGCTGCATTAGGAGCGGCAGCGGCTTCGATGGCGCGACAAAGCTTGCGCAGCAAACCGGCAGTAACGATGGCATCAGGGCAGTATTCAGTTGCGATAGCGTCGATCTGCTCATCCGTCAGCCGTGCAGCAGGAGCGGCCTGCTGGGCAGCGATAGCTGCACGGGTTTGCCAGAGTTTCCACGCCCGTTCAGTGCGTTCGCTGCAATGGTACATGCCGCTGAAAACTTCATCCTTGTTGGGCAACGAATAGCCCAATATGGATGCTGCCTTCTCAAACGCTGCCAGTTCATCGGCTGGCGCACTGCTGGCGATAGAGGGAGCGGCGAGGGATTCGACTTTGGCGATCAAGGCGAGGATATCTGCCTTGTCAACGTTGACTGCCTTTACGTTGATCGGGCGCAATGACTCTTTGAGCTTACTGGCCAGTTTTTGGAAATCTTCGTTGGTCATGGTTTATTCCTTGGTTGCAGTGAAACAGCGTTTGTAGCGGTTGCGGTAAGCTTCGCTATCGAGTTGGTCAAGCAAAGCAGTCTCCTTGGCGACCGTCATAGGAATGGTGTGACGCTTGTTGCAGTCCCAGCCCGTAGTTGATTCGCACTCGCCATCGACCCATTCAAGGTGTTTGCACGTGTGACAGTTCTTTGCCATGGTTATTCCTTGACTGCGGTAATGGCGGTGACGTCGGCAAATTTCACGTATTGGCCTTGGGGATCTTCGACCAATTCCGATGAGTCGCCTATGTATGCCTCTGTCCAGCCGAAGCGGGTAAGATTACTCAGGTCCAAGGCCCCGCCAGAAGGCGCAGCGCTACCGGCAACCGGCGCGGCGTCCAACGACATCAGCCACTTGCGAACGGCGCGGTATTCCTCGTTGCGATAGCTGCCATCAGCGTAGATGCGCGGCTCATTCAGGTTGTGTACATTGCTGGCGATGTAATCCTTGCAGCCTTGCTCAGTGAAGCAGGCGGTGACGAATTCCCAGCGGTCTTTCATGGCGAATCGCCGCCATCCATTGGGTTCATCTCCCGTTCTATCAAAGATTGCCTCCAAACGCGAAGAGCGCAATGGACTAGCCTCCATGTAGTCGCCGTTTTCCGACTCTCTCCACTCAATACGATCATGGTCGTAGCCCTCAGCGGCTACATAGGCGCGCTTCTGCTGGACGATGAAGATAGGCGAATCGGTGATGCGGTTATTTTGGGTGCGTAACAATTCGCCGATGTCTCGCAATTCCTGCGGCACTGCGCCTACTGGCTGGGCTGCTACTGGCTTTGCTTCACTCAGCGCATTACGGATAGCGGCCTTTACTTGCGACGGATAGGCCACGCCGCCAGCACATGCACAATTTGCCAACCAGTCAATACGATTTTCGCCAAGCGTACTACATTCCCCATCGCGCAGCACGCCCTCAGCCACGCCTTGCGCCGCCTGACGCTGTGCGAACAGGTAAGCAGCCCACGCGGTCGTATCCTGATCCGGCCACGCCGTGAACTGCGACAGGTGCAGACGCAACGCGATGCGCTTGTCAGTGGCGTCGCAATGCGTGCAGTCTAGGTAGCCGTCGATTTGCTGCGACTTGCTGCCCGTATCCAGGCACACAGCACAGCGCGCTTCGGTGGCGGTTACGTTGCTGCGGATCATACTGCCTCCGATTTCTTGAAGAAGCCGAAAGCCAAGCAGCCGAAACGGTAGTCGTCATCGGTCACGCCACGTTCAAACGGGGATTCTTCGCCGTCGATAAACTTGACCATTAAGCCATCTGGGATGATGCCGTACCATTCCTTGGGGAACAGGTAGTGCGTGCCAGCTTCGGACTCATCCCAGACGCCGATACCCAATTCACGCAGCGTCGTCTTGTCCATGCGGTAAAGGTTCGCCCACTGGTTTGGCGAAAACATTGGCACTGGCACCTGGATGCCGTCAGTGCGCTCAAACTGCGGAGTCATAATTTCGATGGTATCGCCCGGCGCGATGCCCATAGCCTTAGCCAAATCCTCGGCAAAGGTTGGGGAGTCCATCGAAAGAATAGGTGTGCCTTCTGGGAGTTTCATATCATTCCTTTGTTGTATGCCAGCATTCGCTAGCGGTTAGAATTGGACTTGGCGTGCGGCTTGGATCAGACGTGCCGCCAAATCCAAAGCTTCATCCGGCGTCATGTGCATAGAGATTGTCCCTTCATCACTCCCCGGCAGGCCGAAAAACTCGGCGCGGATTCCGAGCGCTGAATGGAACTTGCCAGTTCTCATGCTGGGCGGCTGAACCTCAATCAGATCAGCGCTGCGCTTGTTGAACTTCTTCTGGATCATCATGGTAGCGCCTCCAACACAGCCGCCACGATCTGAGGCGCTTTAACCCACAGCATCGCAGCACTGACCGCGACGACGAAAGCAACGAACACGAAGCCAGCCCAGCGGCTCCAAGGGCTGCGCGACGTGCGCAAGCGGTAGGGGCGCGGGGTCGTCATTTCGTACGCTCCTTCCAATATTTAGAGGCCACAACAGCCGAAAGACTCAGGCCAAATTTCCTAGCCAGTTCCATCGCTGTAGTGCCGGGGTTTGCCTTCAGATAGATTGCAGCCTTCTCTGCTGCTGCGCTTGGGCGTCCTGCCATTTTTACCTCCTGTGTAAGAAATTACATGCTATCACAAATATTCAACACAGTATGCAAAGATTATTGATGAGTGTGGTAGAATTTACCCATGCTTCTTACTTACCGATACCGCGTCAAATCCTTGAATGGCTTGCTGAACAAGCAAAGCCATGCGGTCAACTTCGTTTGGAATTATTGCAATGATCGACAAAAGGATGCGTTGCGGTTCGGTAGAAGGTGGCTTTCAGGATTTGATCTTAACTACCTTACAGCCGGTAGCAGCAAAGAGCTTGGCTTGCTGTCTAATACTATAAATGCGGTATGCCAGCAATATGCTAGCTCTCGTGCCACACTTAAAAAACCCTATCTTCGATATAGGGGTAGGCGCTCTCTTGGCTGGATACCCATAAAGGGGGTAGACCTAAAGCGCGACGGAGACTCTTTTAGGTTTGCAAAGAAAACATTCCGCGTGTTCAATAGCCGAGAACTCCCAGCGGGGAAGATAAAGGATGGGACTAATTTCTCACAAGACTCGCGTGGTAACTGGTTCCTGAACATCGTGATTTAGGTTGAGTCTGCACCAGTTCGTGATCTAGATAGCGGGATCGGAATTGACCTCGGACTTAAAGATTTCGCCACCTTATCCACTGGTGAGAAAATTGAGGCTCAGAGAATCTATCGCTCGGCTGAGGGTGCGCTTGCCATAGCTCAGCGCGCAAAAAAGAAGCGAAGAACAAAATCTATACATGCCAAGGCAGCAGCCCAGCGCCGAGATTTTCAGCACAAACTATCAACTCGCCTGGTGCGTGAATTTGATTACATCGCGGTAGGCAATGTGAGCGCCTCCGCGCTTGCAAAAACCAGCATGGCTAAGTCTGTCTTTGATGCCGGCTGGTATTCCTTCAAACAAATGCTTGCGTACAAGTCCATTAGGAATGGCGCATGGTATGAAGAAGTGAATGAAAGTTTTACCACCGTAACCTGTTCTGCGTGCGGTTCTCGCAGCGGCCCTAGCGGGCTGGAAGACTTACGAATAAGAGAGTGGAAGTGCGGCGAATGTGGCTCACAGCATGATCGTGACACGAATGCCGCGCTCAACATTCTCCATCGAGGACGTTCGATGCTTGCAGAAGGAAAAGCCTCCGCATAGGGAGGCTTGGACGTCAATGTGTTAGACGGCCCCGGCTAAGGGGCGATGGTTACGAAACTTCCTTGATGCTCAGGAATTCGATTTCAGGATCGAAGCCCTCCGCCCACTCTTCGAACTTCTCGATTGCCTCGCCGTCGCTTTCAGCGGTGAAGTTCTTGGCGCGGCCGATGCCGTCGATGGCAAAGCTGATTTTGTAAGTGTGCATGACGCCTCCAGGTAGTTGGTTACTTCAGCTTCAGGCGGCCAATAAGCGCCGCGATTGGTTTGGCTGGCGCCGGATCACGCACCGGCACGCGCTGACCGTTGAGGTGCGCTGCGCCGAGCACAGGATCGGCTCCGACGTTTCTTGCTGCGCGCTGCTGAGCGGCTTTGCTGAGCGGCTTCATGGCGCGCCTATTTGTTCGCGGTCAGGAAGGCCGGCTCCACAGCATGCTCCGCCGGATACTCCGCTTCCAACGCGATCACCGCGAAGAACGTCAGCACAAGGGCGACGGCTGTTAGAAATTGCTTCATGGTGGCTCCTTAACCCAGGCGCTTAGGGCAGATAAACGCGTCGAACTCTGCGTCGTCCATATCCGTGCAGTCGGTGAAGCCCTCGTACTTCGCTTGACTTACTTCCGCAGGATGCACCCACTCCACTTCGTTGCGCTCTTTGTTGGCCAAGAGGCGGAATCCCTGTTCTTTCAAGTTGCCCATTTCGTTCTCCGGTTGCGTTGTCGATGGGAGAATCATGTCATGCGCCGAACAATTTGTAAAGCGTTATTTTACGTTGTGGCGAACATATAGTTATTGATAGCTGCATAAATATCGTGTAGAGTTACATCATTCCAAACAGATGAGGTGTGAAATGACAGTGAAAAATCCCCCGGAAACCATGCTGCAATACGTGGTCCGAAAGCTGAACGACAAGGCATACAACAACTCCGAGCTGTCGCGCCGCACTGGGTTGGGCAAGGCAACGTTGAGCGAGATTGCTAGCGGCAAAAACCCTGACCCGCAAAGCTCGACAGTGCAGCGTTTGTATGACGCCTTTAAGGCGCTGGCAGACTGACCATGTCACGCCAGCCCTACGATAAGCGCGTGCTCATGGTGCGCTCCGTGATACAGCTAGAACGGCTACGCGACATCATCGAGCGCTTGCCACTGGACGATGAACGGCCCATCCGCGTGACGTTTGACGATCCGCTGCCAGCCAAAAGCCGGGATCAGGAAGCGCTCTACCACTGCCAGATCGCAGACATCGCTGAGCAGTACGTGCACGCAGGCCGTAAGTGGGATGCGGACTCGATGAAGCGCATCCTGATAGACCAGTTCAAGCGCGATACAGTCAAAGACCCCGATATAGCGCCCCTGTGGGCTGGCATGGGGCAGCTTGAAATGGCCCCGTCGTTTGACGGTTCCGGTGTCGTCATGCTGGGCGCGCAGTCCCGCAAGTTCCCGATGAAGCTGGCGTCAATTTTTGTTGAATGGCTCTACGCACTTGGCGCCGAGCTGGATATTAAGTGGTCCGAACCTAAGAGGAAATCATGAAAATCAGCCAGGACACCATTGACTGCGTGCGCCGCGTCAGTGAGCAGAACCACAAGGCGTATCTGGAGCAGCAAGCCGCTGCCGAGGCTACTCAAGCGCGCCACGACGCCGGACAAGCAGTCATGGGCAACAAGAAAATCCAGCTTCTGATGGCGCTTGCTGTACAGGTCGATGAGCGCGGGCTTGACTCGGCGATTGCCTGCCTTGTCGTCAGCGCCAGATTCCCAAAAGGAGAATGACCATGCCAATCGCTAAAAGCAGCGGAAACAACCGCAAACGTATCGACGCCCTACGCATGGTGCTGGACACGATCCGCGCAACGCCTGGCGGCCTGTCCGTCGCGCAGTTGAACAAGGCCATGAATATAGCGGACTCGACCGGGAAAGCGTACCTCAAGGAGCTGATGGTGGGCGGCTGCATAACGCGCAGCCAGTACAAACCTGAGGGCCAGCACCCGTACTCGCGTTACACCGTCTGCGCTACTCAGGCGCACATATTCAAGTTCCTCGATTCGCTGCGCTACTGCCCAGTGCCGCCACAAAAGATGTCGCAGGAGGCGCGCATGCAGCGTGATCCTTCGCGGCACTTCCACGTTGCCGACGATGACGAGCCGGTCAAGGTGCGCGTGCCGCATGTGCGCATTCCTGCACCTGACCCGCTGCTTGCTATGTTCTACGGGATGGCGCCGGCATGAGCCTGGTACGCAAAACCACGCTCGTCCGTACAGCATTCAAGGCAGCAGAGCCGAAGCCAGCCAAGGGGCCGAAGCCAAAGAAATGCGCTGTGAAGACGTGCCGCACGCCGTTCGTTCCTGGGCGTCCGTTCATTCGCTGGTGCAGCGATGACTGCGGCGCGGCGCTGGCGGTGGAGAAGCTGGCGAAGCAAAAGGCCAAGGAACAGCGCCAGGAGCGCGCACAGGACAAGACCAAGCGCGAGGGGATGAAGACCTACCCGCAATTGATACGCGAGGCGCAGAAGGCGTTTAATCAAGTCGTGCGCTTGCGTGACCAGATCGCCGGCTGGCCGTGTATCTCGAGCGGAAAGCCGTTGGACTGGTCAGGCAATGCGACTGATTGCGGTCATTATCGAAGTGTTGGAAGCGCGCCACATTTGCGGTTCAACTTCGACAATGCCCATGCCCAGGCGAAGCACGATAATCGCTTCCTATCTGGAAACGCCGTCGATTATCGCATTGGCCTGATCGCCCGCATTGGCCTTGAGCGCGTCGAAGCGTTGGAAGCAAACAACACCCCCCGTAAGTGGACGCATGATGAACTGCGCGCCATGAAGACGGATTTACAGCGCCGTGTGCGCGAACTCAAGGAGCAACTGAAATGACCCGCAACCTCGACGCCCTTCGCGGCCTGAACGACATCTATTGGCGCATGAGCCTCGTTATCTACAAAGGCCTGTTGCGTAAATGTGGCGTGCGGGTGCGGCCATGAACGTCGCAATGGTAGCACTCTCCGATATCGTCGGCACTGACGATCCGCTAGACCCCGCCACGATGCGATACAAGGCCGCTGCGGCGATCCCTGACCGTCCCGATTGCTCGGGCTGCGTCTTCCGTGGCCAGCGCTCCAAGGTCTGCAAAGAGGCGGCGCGGCTTGCTCTGCGCGCGGGCCTTCCAGATTGTGATAGCGGTCACATTTACGTCGCCGTCCCCATCGACTCGCGGCAACTGACCATTGTGTGATGGAATGTCGCTTTTCCGAGACTCAATGTATTTTGGAAAAATTTGCTTGTGAGTATGTGCGGTTTGATGTAGGATTTGTCCTATCAGTGCCTGGCAGTGCTGATGCGAAAGAAATACGAGTTGTCCGGTGATGTAAAAGCCTCAAGAGTTTTTTGACGGGCTGACAAATAGGTTGGAAGTGCGGGATCACCGGCGCATTTCCTCCTTGCTTGCCAGAGCCGGCCCGTCAAAGCATTCTTGGGGCTTTTTTTCGTCTGTACTGCCTGTATTGATCGGCTCATCATCGGGACTGCAAGCAACAGGGTGATGGGCTGGAACTGGGACTGTGGCAAAGCAAGGGAAGCACCAGAATGAGGCGTCGAAGATAGCACCTCACTTGCGCAAGGCTGTCGGGTCGTAGCGATTCCTCAATGGATAGTTATGTGAAGGACTTAGCTAAGTCTAGGTCCGCTCAAGCCTCTTGGATTATACGAAAGATAAGAATGAACCTAAGTCTCCAAAACAATACAGAACTTACCATGACCAGTAAGGAAATGGCTGAGTTGACAGAAAAACGCCACGACAGTGTGAAGCGCACAATCGTGAACCTCTGCCAAAAGACCGCAATTTCCTACCCACAGTTTGTGGATGGGATTCCAGGGGCGAACGGTGTCGCTGAGCGCGTCTACTACCTGAACAAGCGCGACAGTTACGTGGTGGTGGCGCAACTGTCGCCTCTGTTCACGGCCCGACTGGTTGACCGCTGGCAGGAACTGGAAAACAAACAGCCGGCAGCATTCGACCTGATGGACCCGCACGCGCTGCGCGCCGCTTTGCTGGGCTACTCGGAGAAGGTCATTGCGCTGGACGCAAAAATCGCCGCAGACGCTCCGAAGGTTGCCTTCGCCGAAGCGATCAGGGCTGTAGACGGCGTGTGTAGCATCGAGAAGATTGCCAAGACCATCGGCATCGGCCGCAACAAGCTGTTTAAGCGGATGCGTGATGACGGCATTCTGCAAGCCAATAATCTTCCGTACCAAAAATACATCGACCGCGAATATTTCACCGTGATCGAGCAGGAGCCATACACCGATACTAAAGGCGTCCAGCATCCGACGTTCACAACTCGCGTTACTGGCGCTGGTCAGGTATTCATTGCCAAGAAATACGCAAACATTATGGGGGACGTATGATTAAGCTATCTCAGTACAGTATAGGGGTTTCAATTGGTGTGCTGATCTTCGGCAGCGCGTCGACAGCAGCAGTTTGGGGCTTGATCGCTGTCTACTTTTTACTGGCAGCAAGGGGCGCTAAATGATTATCCCTGACTGGATCCCCGCCGACGCATGGGCTGGCTACGTTGACATGCGTAAAAAACAACGCAAGCCGATGACTGACCGCGCTATCGAGCTGCGCATCCGTGACCTGACCGCGTTCCGTGACAACGGCGACGACATCACGGCGATCCTCGATCAATCCACGGCGAACGGCTGGACGGACCTGTACCCGCTGAAGGAGCGCCGCGCCACACCGCGCCAGTCGCCAACCTTCGACAATTCGCGGCTTGGCAAGCACGGCCAGGCTACCGCTAACGCTGCACTTGATTGGCTGGAGGGGAAATGAAAAATAAAGCAAAAGTAAGTGGTGATCGTAATCAGTGTACTGGTTGTGATGAGCTATTTAATTCGTCAGCATCTTTTGAAAAGCACCGGACTGGGGATTTTGGAAAAGATAGGCGGTGTATGAGTGTCGAAGAAATGACCTCAAAGAAAATGGCAAAAAATGCCGCTGGATATTGGGTTACTGCATTAAACCCTATGTTTTCTGCATTTCAATCATGCGGTGCATGTCCAGATGATGGATCTATTTGCAGTGATTTTTGCAAATTAAAATCGGAATCGCCATCATGATTGACAGCATTGACGAGAAGCGCCGCTTCGCCAGTCTAATCACCGCACTGGCCGACTACTACGAAAAAACGCTATCCAAGGGCGTCCTGGCGCTCTACTGGGAGGGATTGCGCCAATACGACTACGAAGCCATCGAGAAGGCTGCATGGGCGCATACGCAGCTTCCTGACGAGTCCGGACGCTGGATGCCAAAGGTCAGCGACCTGAACAAGATGTTGATTGGCCGCACGTCGGATCAAGGGCAGATTGCATGGAGTAAGGTAGACCGCGCCGTGCGCACTGTCGGGCCTTACGCTGACGTGGCTTTCGATGACCCAATCATCCACCGCGTCATTCAGGAGATGGGCGGCTGGGTGCATCTGTGCTGCCGAGATATTAAAGATGATCGCGACTGGCAATTCATTGGCAAGGAATTCATCACACGGTATCAGGCTTACAAGATGACCGGCGAGACGCCAGAGTATGCGCCATACCTGACCGGCATTGCGTCATCGCAAAACCAGCACGCCGGCCACCAGCAGCCGCTTGAGGTGCGCCTACTCGGCAACGCTACCAAGGCCAAGCAGGTAATCACGGCGGCATTGCCAGGTGTAGCGCAGAAACAACTTGAGAATACGCCAAAATAGCTTGCGTAATGCGCTGCGGTGGCGTATATTACGTACATGGGCAGCGCATACCGCGCGGCGGAATTGGAGAAGAGCATGAAAACGAAAATCTACGCATTCAAAGGCTACAACGCTAACAAGGTCTACGGCTCGATGGAGTCGAACAGCATGATTGCCGTCTGCTTAGTTTTCGGTGCCGATAACAAAAAGGCCGCTCAAGCCGCCGCCCAATCAGCGATGGCGTGCGCAAAGACCAGCACGGGTACGGCGCACGCCACGGAAGAAGATGCCGCCGCAAACGTGAACGGCTGGGCCAAGCAGGGTAAGAAAAGCTTCCGCGTCGATATGTCGATGCAGCGCAATTTAGCCACCCTCGTTGGCCTTCGTTAAACCACCCCGCCCGCAAGGGCATCTGATTGGAGAATGAAACCATGAAAACGAAAATCGTAAATTTCGGCACCACGCCTTACTTTGAAGTCGTCACCCGCGATTGCACTTTCCGGGTTTGGCTCAACCCCGGCAAGGCGCGCAAGACAATCGCCACGCCGACAGGCGTAACGTGGTTTGCTGTCGTGGACGACTTCGGTAACTTGGTCTAACCACCCCAGCCGCCCAAGAGGCGGCGCAACCTGGAGATACTGTGCCAACAACCGAAGAAATCAAAGCTGCGCGGCTATCTGCTGGCCTGACGCAGCTTCAGGCGATCCGCGTGCTTCGCCCAGCAAGCCGCACGGCGCGGACGTGGAACGACTGGGAGCGCGAGGGCGGCCGCAAAATGCCGCAGGAACTGTGGGAATTGTTCCTGCTGAAGACCAAGAAACTTCGCCGCAGTTCTGGCGCTTGACCACCACTAGGGAGAAATACATGGACTACTTCCACCTCATCCCGCCAGCCGTCGTCATTGCTGTGCTGCTCGGTGCCTTCGGTCTGTATAAGAGCCGCCAAGCTGGCGAGAACGTAACTGCTGCTCACGAGCGCCGCGCCTATGACGCCGAGGTACTGCGCAAGCAGCGCCACTCTGCCCAGCAGGCAGCACGCAAGGCGCTGGAGGCCATGCCAAGCCTGCGCACGCCTCTGAGCGATTACAAGAACCCGACGCAGCCGGCTTCGCATAAGCCACTGAGCGCCCCGGCCAGCACATGGAACGGTGACTGGGAGGAGATGCGATGAGCAATCAAGACTGGACGCCGCTGAATCCGAACGACCCCAGTACGTTCCCACCTGACGGCGAGGTGGTTGACACGATGGATAGCGCCGGCCATGTGCAGCCGTTGAAGCGCCAGCGCAATCTGTTCTGGTTCCCCGATATGAGCATGTACGTCTACTACGTTCCGAAATTCTGGAGAAAGCCATGAGCGCCTTCGATCACGTTTGGAAACGTGCAGGGGGCTTTGCCTTCCCAAGTGAATATGAGTCTGGTGGTCCTGATAGCGGGAAGGTAACGCATCATGGCATGACTCGGCGCGACTACTTCGCAGCGCATGCTCCCGCAACGCCCGGCATGGAAACGTTCAAGATCAAGCAGTGGACAACCGAAGAAATCGGCAGCCTCGGCAATGGGCTGCGCGGCCCGAAGAAGGTTTTCCATACGGAGACATGGGCCGAAAGAGACGCACGCTGGGCGGTTGAATATGCTGACGCAATGATTGCCGCGATGGAGAAGGAATGAACGCCGCTACCAACCTACTCCACAGCCTACGAGGCCAGCAGCTACAGGCCTTGGCGCGTATCATTGGCGACCTGGCCCCGCAAGACGCCGAAGCAGTACGCCGATTTGCCCAGCTATGCGGCCAGCTCTACGACACCCGCAACCTGCCGGATAAGTCGCTTGAGCAGATCGACGTGCTTTCGGGTAAATATTTTGATAGGGTGAAATGATGATCTACATTCTGATCGTACTATGGGGTAGCTATATGTCCAGTAGTTCGGGGAAAGCGGCTATTGCTGTTGAGTTCAATGACCTGGCAAGTTGCAGGGCGGCAGCTGCCGAGATACAGCGGCAGAGTGAAACTGGCAACAAGCCGTACGCGATCTTGTGCGCGCAAAAGGGGAAGTCATGAGACAGGAAGATCACGACAGGGCGCGCAGGGAGCTTGGCTGGCCTTTCAAGGGAGGCGGGCGATGAGTTCACTAGACCACGTGTGGGGGAAGCATGAATTGGCTGAGCTTCCGCGATATAAGAAACCGCGCATTTACAAGTTTGATAGGCTTGTTTGGTGCTGCACCATATGGCCGATCAACCCTTTCTATAGGGGCTCTGGTTACGGCACAACGCCGGCAATGGCATATGAAGAATGGATCAGGGTAAATCGACCTACTCACTATCGCCCGGGTCGGACAGTGGCGTAAAAATCGCCACAAAGATTGACATTTTGCGCAAAAGGAATACAATTCCACACGTTAAGTCCACATTTGCGGTAATCCCGAGGCTTCGGCAGAGGATGAGAGCGCAGAGCGGCGAAGTTTGCAGTAGAGAAGGCCGTCAAGCCTGCGATGGCGTTGTACAGGCCCACCCGCTGGGGTGGAAATCCCAGCAAGATAAACTAGCATCACGCAGCGACTGGCGTACGCAGTCAAAAGGATTGAGATGGAGCAGAGCACCGGTAGTGCACAAAGCCTTGCCGCGCGCCCTTAACTAGGGCAGCGCGGCTTTTTTGCGTTTACAAGGCGGAATAATCGCTTAGGCGATGTCCAGAAGATTACATGGAAGAAACACCGAAAAATACGGGGCGATTCGGAAAGGGCAACCCAGGCAAGCCGAAGGGTGCCACGAACAAATCCACCCGTGCCGCAAAGGATGCTATCGAGGAAGCAGCGGAAGCGCTCGGCGGTGCTAAGCGCTTGACCGAGTGGGTACAAGAGGATCCGGCGAACGAGCGCGTGTTTTGGGGGACGATCTACCCGAAGCTGCTGCCGCTTCAAGTGACAGGAAAGGATGACGGCCCGCTTGAGTTCACTGTGATTACTCGCAAGATCATTAAGGCCGACAAGTGAGCGAACTAATCTTGCAGACCGCTGAAGTGTTTGAGCCATTGCTCCACCCAGCGCGCTACAAGGGTTGCCACGGCGGGCGAGGTAGCGGCAAGTCGCACTTCTTCGCTGAGCTACTGATTGAGGATCACATACGCGAGAAGATTGATTCGGTCTGCTTGCGCGAGATTCAGAAGTCGCTCAAGTTCTCGGTCAAGAAGCTGCTGGAAGCGAAGATTGAGGCGATGAACGCCGGCGCGTACTTCGAAGTGCAAGACACGGTGATCAAGGCGAAGAACGGCGGCGTGATCATGTTTCAGGGGATGCAGGATCACACCTCTGATTCGATTAAGTCGCTGGAAGGGTTCAAGCGGGCATGGTTTGAGGAAGCGCAGACAGCAACACAGCGCAGCCTGGACTTGCTGAGGCCGACGATCCGCGCGCCGGGGAGTGAGTTGTGGTTCAGCTGGAACCCGCGCTATTCGACTGATCCGGTTGATGTGTTGCTGAGAGGCGAGAATCCGCCGCCGAACGCGATGATTGTCGAGGCGAACTACATGGACAACCCATGGTGTCCGCAAGAGTTGCTTGACGAAATGGCGTACGACCGCAAGCGAGACCCCGAGAAGTATCGGCACATCTGGCTTGGGCAGTACGAGACGAACAGCGAGGCGCGTGTGTTTCGCAACTGGACGGTCGAGGAGTTTGAGCGGCCGTCTGGAACGGTTCACAGGCTGGGCGCGGATTGGGGGTTCTCGGTCGATCCGTCGGTGTTGGTACGTTGTGACATCGATGGGCGCCGCCTGTACGTGGATTACGAGGCCTACATGGTGGGCTGTGAGATTGACCAGTTGCCGGACCTGTTTGACCGTGTACCTGATTCGCGCAAGTGGTTCATCACGGCAGACAGTGCCAGGCCCGAGACGATCAGTTACATGCGGCGTCATGGCTTCCCGAAGATCAATGCAGCGATCAAGGGGGCAAAGTCGCTAGAGGAAGGTGTCGAGTTCCTCAAGTCGTATGACATCGTTGTCCACCCGCGATGCGTGCATACGATTGATGAACTGACGATGTACAGCTACAAGACGGACCCGCTGACGGGATTGGTGCTGCCGATCCTTGAGGACAAGAAGAACCACGTAATTGACGCGTTGCGCTACGCCTGTGAAGCAGCCAGGCGAGCGCGCAAGATTGTTCCGAAGTCGCAGGACGACGAACTCCAAGCCGAAGCTTTTGACTGGATGGGATGATGAAATACGGTACACGCGAACTGAACGGAGCAAGCTGCAAGGTGCTGAAGCCGACCGCGCTTCCGCAGCACATGCACAAAGATATCCGCGAGATTACCAAGGTCGAGGTGCCAGCTGAGCTGCGCCGCCGTGGCTTGGCGACCGCGCTGATGGAGTCGGTGTGCCGCGAGGCTGACAAGTTCAAGATGGTGCTGATCCTGACCGTTGAGCCGTTCGGGGATGGCACCATGAGCCGCGAAGAACTGGCCGAGTGGTACGCCACCACGTTCAATTTCCATGAGCTTCCTGGCTCTCCTGGCCTGATGGCGCGCATGTTCTCGATCTACATCAAGCGTCCTCTGTCGCAAGCAATTGAGGAGGTGTCGGCATGAACGACGACGGCACGCCACAACCTGGCCCGATGGCTAAGCCGCTGACCAGCGAAGGCGGCAAGGAAAGCGACGACATCATTTGCGAGGCCAAGAAGCGCTTCGCTATCGCGCAGTCGGCCGAGTCTGAGAACTACAAGATGATGGCTGACGACCTGAACTTCCTGAAGGGTGAGCAATGGCCCGAGCGTCAGCGCCTCCAGCGCGAGTCTGAGGGCCGCGTTTGCCTGACCATCAACAAGATACCAACGTTCCTCCAGCAGGTAACCAACGAGCAGCGCCAGAACGGCGTGAATATGAAGGTGTCGCCAGTCAGCGAAGAAGCCAGCATGGAGATGGCCGAGATTCTGCAAGGCGTCATCAAGCACATCGAATACGCCTCGTCGGCTGAATCGGCCTATGACACCGCCGCGAACTCTGCTGCCGCTGTCGGTCTGGGCTATTTCCGCTTCGTCACAGAGTATGAGAGCGACGATTCATTCGACCAAGTGATCCGCATCAAGCGCATTCGCAACATTTTCACTGTGCATGGTGACCCGGGCAGCGTTGAGCCGGACGGATCGGATTCGCTATGGTGGCTGCTCAGTGAGCGCATGGCGAAGGACGAGTTCAAGGCCAAGTATCCGAAGGCGACGGCCACGACGACCGGCTTCGCTGCTGGCGGAATCGGCGACAACCTGAACAAGGATTGGGTCTACGACAACGAAGTGCGCGTGGCCGAGTATTACCGCGTCGAGTTCACGCCTGGCAAGCTGCGCAAGTACGCTGACGGGTCGACTGAGTTTGTCGGCGCCGATGCAGAGGGCAAGGATGAGGCGCCAGAAGCACCAGAAGCCGCCCAGCGCGGCGAAGTGATTGCCGAGCGTGACTCGGTGCAGCGTAAGATCATGTGGTATCTGCTGACGCCCTACGAGATTCTGGAGCAGACCGAGATCAAATCGCGCTGGATTCCCGTTTTCCCGGTTTATGGCACTGAAATTGATGTCGACGGCAAGGTCTATCGCGCCGGCCTGATCCGCAACGCCAAAGACCCGGCGATGATGTACAACTTCTGGATGACGAGCGCGACCGAAGAAGTCTCGATGCGCACGAAAACGCCGTGGATCGTCGCTGAAGGCCAGCTTGAGGGGCATGAGCGCAAGTGGAACCAGGCCAACTCGCGCACGTTCCCGTATCTGGAGTACAAGCCGACGACGGTTGATGATCAAATGGCGCCGCCACCACAGCGCCAGCAAATGGCCGATGTGCCTGTCGGCGTGCTGTCGATGGCTGCGCATGCGTCGGACAACATCAAGCAGACTACGGGCCTGTTTGATAGCTCACTGGGCGCATCCGGTAACGCCACGAGCGGCCGGCAGGAGCTTGCCCAGCAGCGCCAGGGTAACGTGACCAATTTCCACTACACCGACAACCTGTATCGCACGCTGCGTCAGGCTGGCCGCGTCATGCTCGATATGGTGCGCAACTACTACGACGCCGAGCGCATAGTTACCTGTCGCGGCATGGATGGCGAAGCGAAGCCGGCCACGATCAACAAGTGGGACGAGGCCGCGCAGCGCTACATCAACGACATCAGCGTTGGCCGCTACGACATCGCCGTCGATCCAGGTCCGTCCGTGTCGTCCATGCGCGCAGAAGCTGCTGAAGCGCTGGTTAAGCTGGTGCAGGCCAACCCGGACATCATGAAGGTAGCCGGCGACAAGGTGATCGGCGCAATGTCGTTCCCTGGCTCAGACATCATCGCTGAGCGCCTGGCTAAGACCATCCCTGCAAATCTGCGCGAGGGTGAGGAAGGCTTCGAGGGCAAGCCTGAGTTGCCGCCAGAGGTGCAGCAAGAAATTGCACAGCTCAAGGAGCAACTGCAAGAGGCGCAGAAAGCCGCCGACGCCAACGAGGTCAAGCTGATGATCGAGGAAAGCCGTTCGAAGACCACCCTTGAGCAGACGCTGATTCAGAACGAAGGCAAGCTTGATGTTGAAGAACTGAAGGGCATGATCGGCATGCTGCTGGATCGTATGCAGCCGCCTCCTATGCTTGTCGGAGAAGTGGTCGGCGACCAGGCCAAGGACGACGAGCGCGCGCAGCCGCAACAGGCAGCACCAGAACAGCAACAGGATTACTCGCAGCCCGGCTCCCCAGCCGGGATACCTGCGCAATAGGGGAAAGCCGTACTCAGCGGTTAATCTGAGGCGATGGAGAATCCCATGTCAGGCGACAACGTAGCAGACGCAACGCAAGAAGCGGCACCAGTTGAAGAAGGCCCGCGCGAAATCGTGTTTGACCAGCAGGAACAAGCGGTCGAGACGGCAGCGCCCGAAGCCAAACCCGAGACTGAAGCGGCTGGTTTGGAAGAAGAAGAGAAGCAACCCGATGCAAAGCCGGCGAAAAACGGCATGCAGGAGCGCATGGACGAAATCACCCGTGCGCGCCGGGAGGCTGAACGAGAAGCGGAATACTGGCGAGCACGCGCAAAAGCATCGGATAAGCCGGCTGACAAGGCTCCTGATGGTCGTCCTTTGCGCGATGCCTACCATTCGGACGAAGATCACCAGGAAGCGGTTCTAGATTGGAAGCTGGACCAGCGCTTGAGCCAGAAAGAAGCTCAGGCGGCCAGCCAACAAGCTAGCCAGGCGCAAGCAAATACGTGGAATACCAAGCTGGAAGCGGCACGGGCTGAAATCCCGGACCACAGCGCGGTACTCGACGCATGCGAAGCGGAAGTTGCCGGTCACGTTGGCGCTGCACTCATGGAGCATGAGCATGGCGCGAAAGTGGCTTACGACATGGCCAAAAATCCTGCTCTGATCGAAAAGCTCAACGGCATGACGCCTACGCAAGCGGCGTTTGAAGTTGCCAAGATGGGCGCGAAGTTCGACAAGGCTCCTGAGTCCGCTACTCCTTCTCCCAAACCGGCTGCGGTGTCAAAAGCACCTGCGCCAGCAGCAAGCAAAGTAGGTTCCAGCCGTTCAACAGCGCCATCGCCGGAAGAAATGTCGATGGAGCAGTACGTTGAGTGGCGCCGGACCCACGGCGCGCGCTAAGCCAGGTATCACCATTTCTTTATAGGACTACGAAAAATGTCTAACGTACTCGCAACTAGCAGCATCGTCGCCAAGGAGGCGCTGGCGATCCTGGAGAACATGCTGTCGTTCTCCGGCATGGTCAACCGTGACTGGGAAGACGAATTCACGTCGAACATGTCGCGCGGCTACAGCCCTGGCACCACGATCAACATCAAGCGCCCACCGCGCTACACCTACCGCGAAGGCCGCATCGCAGTGCCACAAGCGACCGTGGAAACCACCACGCCGCTGACGCTGACCCAAGGCGGTTGCGACATCCAGTTCACCGCTGGTGAGCGCACCCTGTCGCTGTCGCGCCTGCAAGACAAGATCCAGGCAGCAATCGCGACCGTCGCCAATGAAATCGACCGTCGCGGCCTGGAAATGGCGCGCTTCACCTCGCCAAACGTGATCGGCACTCCTGGCACCGCGCCAAACACTCAGCTGCTGGCGCTGCAAGCCGTCACGCAGTTGAATCAGCGCCTGGACGAAGCAGCCGCACCGCGCGATAAGCGTCGTGGCCTGATCATGAACCCAGCGCTGAACGCCTCCATGGTGGTCGGTATGGCCGGCATGTTCAACGCTGGCGATGTCCTGTCGAAGCAGTTCAAGCAGGGCCAGATGGTCGACTCGCTGGGTATCGCCTACGCGATGGACCAGAACGTGCAAACCCACACCAACGGCACCCAGCCGGTGGCTGGTGGTACGGTCAACGGCGCCGGCCAGTCGGGCGCTTCGATCACCGTCAACGGCGGCACGATCACCGGCACGATCACCCGGGGTTCGAAGATCACCTTCGCAGGCGTGTTCGCGGTCAACCCGCAATCGCGCCAGTCCACCGGCACCCTGGCACAGTTCACCGTGACCGCAGACGTGGCAGCCGCCGCGACTACCATTCCTGTGTCGCCTGCACTGGTCACCTCTGGCGCGTTCCAGAACGTCACCAACTCGCCAGCCAATGCCGCTGTCATCACGGTCTTCGGTACCGCGTCCGGCGCGTACAGCTTCAACCCGGCCTTCCACAAGGATGCCTTCACCCTGGCGATGGTGCCAATGTGGGCGCCTCCAAGCGGCAAGGGCGTCGTCGACGTGTCGCAGCAGGAGTACAAGGGCTTCCGCCTGAAAGTGACCGAAGGCTACGATCTGGTTGGCGACGTGTCGATCATGCGTATTGACGTGCTGTACGGCTGGGCCGCGACCTATCCGGAACTGTCGGTCGGCTACGCGCTGTAATGCTCGGGGGCTTCGGCCCCCTGCTTTCAACCTAAAAGGAATACATCATGAAAAAGTTCTTCACCCACATCGTAGCCCTGATCGCTTCGGCTTTCTCGGCTGGCATGGCAAACCTGTCCCGCGACTCGGGCATGGGCTACCGCCTGAAGCAAGGCGGCTTCGTGCTGCTGGCGCGTGGCTACGGCGGTTATTCCGCTGGCGCCATCGTTGAGCTGCCGGCATCCACCGAGGCGGCTCTGATCGCATCGGGCGGCGCTACCTCGTCGGCTGGCCCCGCTACGGCAGGCGCCGTAAGCACCACCATGAACTCCGGTTCGGTGACGTTTGCGGCGGCCGCAAGTTCGCTAGTCATCACCAATCCCGTGTTCACGGTGCAATCGATCCTGTGGGCGGTGATTTCGCAGGCAACCGCTGACGGTACCGCGCTTTACGTGGCGCGCGTATCCGTCGCAGCTGGCTCGGCAACGATCTACCTGAACGCTGCGGCTACCGCTGCTGTGTCGGTCGATTGGGCGATCCTGAACCCTAACGGTTCGCTGTCGAACCCGCAGTAAGGAGTCACAATGCCGACTCCTACCGGTTACACGATGCATGAAAGCGGATACTGGTTCAAGGTATCCGATAATTCAGGCCCCTACGTTTATGACGGCGTGACCATGTACTTGGTCTCGGCGCTCATCATGGGGGCCAGTGGCCCGGTAGTTGCCGGCGTATCGGCTACGGCAGCAAATGCGGTTACCACCGCTACGCTGCCAGCCGTCGCCGGCAAGAGAAACTACATCACCGGCTTTACGATTACCGGTGCTGGTTCGACCTTGGGCAATGTTGTGCAGGCCACGTTGAGCGGCTTGTCTGTTCCTGATCTGAAATACACCGTTGCGGCGCCAGCTAACATTCTGTCGCCCATTCAACCAATTAACGTGCAATTCGACCTGCCCATCCCGGCGTCCGCTGTCAACGCAGCGATCACCATGACTGTTCCGGCTGTTGGCCTGGGCAATACGATGGTGACGGTCGATCTGTACGGCTACGTCATGTAAGGAGCAATCGTGCCAAAAGGTATCCCGAACGTACCTCGCAAGGAGAAGCGAGTCATTCCGACTGACCCTAACTTCCAAGAGTATCCAAAGATGCTGTATCTCCTGGGCGACGTTGCAAACCACAAGGTGGTGAACAGCGCCGACGAAGAAGATGCATTGGGTTCTGACTGGGAAGATTCTCCATCCGCGCAAGTTCCAACCGAGTGAAGTAGAAGAAGCAATTACCGAAGGGTGTTTCCATGAGCGTTAAATTGATTGGTTATCTTGGATATGGCGGATACCCTTCGGGTTCTATCGTTGAATTCCCTGCCTCGACTGAAGCGGCTTTGATCGGATCGGGGCAGGCCATCGCCTCCGCTGGCCCCGTGACCGCTGGCCCGATGACGACCACCGCGCACCAAGGCAGCGTGGCCTTTGCGCCTGGCGCGTCATCGCTTGTGGTGACGAACGCGGATATCGCCGCGCAATCGCTCGTCCACGCATACATTTCCCAGGCTGCGGCCGATGCGACCGCATTGCGCGTTGAGCGCGTTGTGGCGGCGGCTGGCTCCTTTACCATTTTCCTGAATGCTGCGGCAACGGCTGCCGTTTCGGTCAAGTGGTCACTGATCAACTATCAAGGCCCGCTCCCTCTGGCGGCAAGCTCCATCGCCGATGAGTTGCTAGCAGTCGACAGCCGATTGGTCTACGAGGGCGACAGCATCACCAATAGCGCCGCCGTGCCAAGTCATATCTTTGGCGAGTACACGGCAACGGGCGTACGGTACTACTACCCAAGCGATTACAACCAAGCGACTGCTGGCGAAACCATCGCGCAGATGCTCACGCAAGTCGCGTTGGTCAACGCTCAAAAGCCCGATGTCGTCACCATCCTGGCTGGCACGAATGACCTTGCTCTTGGCTCGGACACGCCGGCGCAAATCTATGCAAACCTGATGGCGATGCTGGACTCGTACTTCGCCAACGGCGCGAAGAAGTGCGTCATCTGCACGGTCATGAAGCGCACCGACGCGGCCTACAATGCTCTTTCCGCAGGTCGCAAGGCAGATTTCGACATCTATAACGCACTGGTCATGGCGACCGCGCGACGCAATGTCGTTGTGGCCGATTTGAGCGTATTCACACCTCCAGGGGATGCGATTGATGGGTTGCACCCGAATTGGATAGGGGAGCAGAAGATTGCGGCGGTCATCGGATCGGCGTTGAACTCGCTGATCAAACAAGTCGATATGAGCCAGTTGTACCTTGACTCTACTAATCTGCTGCTAAGCACCAAGAATCCGCAACTGACTGGTATCGGCGGCACGAAGAGCGGAACAGTTCCTCCGACTGGCGACGTGGCCGATACTTGGACTGTCAACAGCGGCACTACGTCGATCACCTGCCTGTGCTCTAAGACGACCTTGAACGGCGCAGAGGCCCAGCGCATCGATTTTGGTGGCACTTCAGCAGCAGGTAACGAGGTGGTGTTCAGTAACATCGCTCCAGTTCCGGCCATTGCCAACAAGGTCTACGAAGTGTTTGTTGACTTCATGATCCCTGCCGGCTCCCAGCTTATCCGCGCGCCGTCGATTTCTATCGCCAACGTAGCCGTGACCGCCAATCGCAACCAGACGGCCAACCTGAGTACCGATGCGATATCCGGTACGCTGCGTTGCCCTGGGTACTTGAAGTCAAGCGCCACGGGTACACTGGGCTTCTCGATCAGCGTCAAATTCAGCGCCGGTACGCCAGTTGGTGCGGTGATTTGGGCAAAGCCTGTGCTGCGCGAAGTTGTCGGCTTCAATGCTGCAAACCCTTGATTAGAGAATCCAATGACTACGCAGACCATCACCGCTTATGACCTGATTCGCCGCTCGATGATGCTGATCAACGCCGTCGCGGCCGGCGAGACGCCTTCGGATGCCGATCTGAACGACGCGCTGTTGACGTTTAACGAAATGATCGACAGCCAGAAACTTGAGTCGCTGGTTGGATACCTATTGGAGCCTGAAGCATTCACCCTGACGCCTGGCAAGTCTCGCTACCGCTGGGGCGCATCGGTGCCGCCAGGTAGCGGCGACTTCATAGCTGAGCAGCCTGTATGGGTGAACAGCGCAACGTGCATTCGTCAGGGAATCTCAACGCCGGTCGAGATTATCAGCCAGGACGACTACGATCTGATCCCGATCAAGTCGACGCCTTCCGCTATAGTGGAAAAGCTTCTGTTCATCGGCGGCGACTTCAATAACGCCATTGTGCAGCTGTACCCAGTTCCGACTGAGGCGGTCACGTTGAGCATCAACACAGCTACGCAAATCAGCGGGCCTGTCACTCTGCAAACAGAGATTGCGCTTCCCCCTGGCTACCTGCGCATGTATCGCTATTGCCTCGCCGTCGAGCTGTGGCCCGAGTACACGAATCCGTCGACCGATATCGCAGCCATCAAGGCCATCGCCAAGCAAGCGCTGGGTAAGCTGAAGGTGGCGCACATCGATACGCCGCTGGCGCGCTTTGACGACGTTCCAGGCGTCGAAGCTGACTGCTGGAATTGGAGGATCGTATAATGCCTGAAATCGTCGGCTTTGTTGGTAGCCAGCATAAGGATCGGAATCTCAATTTCGATGCGCAGCGCTGCGTCAACATGTTCCCGGAAATCTCGGCAAGCGGCACGTCAAAGACGCCTGCCAAGTTGGTGAGCGCTCCAGGCCTGTCCATTTGGAAGGATCTGCGCGCCACTTTGGACCGCCCAGTGCGCGGCATGATCAAGTTCAATGAGTCAACCATTTTCGTAGTGGTTGGAACGAAGGTATTCAAGATCACATCGGGCGGCGAAGTGCTGGAGTTGACGGGCGAGATTGCGCCGTCGAACCAGCCGGTTTCGATTGCCTCCAATGGCCTGACGATGTTCATGGTGACTGGCCCCAAGGGCTACATCATCAACCCTGTTGCAAATACGGTTACAGAGTACGTCAGCGCGTCGTTTGTAGGCGCTGATGCGGTGTACTTCATCGCCGGTTCATTCGTGTTCAACAAATACAACACGTCGCAGTTCCAGGCGATGAACCCCTACTCGACCACGCTGGACCCGCTGTGGTTTGCGACCGCCGAGGGTTCGCCTGACGCGCTGGTGACACTGGCCGTCAACCTGCAAGAGGTTTGGTTATTTGGCACGGAAACGATTGAGGTGTGGGTGAATGACGGTTCTGCCGGGTTCCCGTTTTCGCGCATCCCCGGCGTCTTTATTGAGCAAGGTTGCGCGGCCAAGAACAGCGTCGCAGCGATGGATGGCACGCTGATCTGGCTGTCGGCCAATGATCGCGGCCAGGGCATCGTGTACCAGTCTCAGGGGCTTGGCTTGCCACGCCGGATCAGCACGCATTCGCTTGAGGATGCTATCTCGTCCTACGCGACTATCCGCGATGCCGTGGCATACACCTACCAGCAGACCGGCCATACCTTCTATGTGCTGTCGTTCCCAGGCGCGAATGTCACGCATGTCTATGACGCCACCACGGCAGCCTGGCACCAGCGTGGCTACCTTGAGGAAGATGGTACTTTCGGGCGACACCGGAGCAATAACCATGTGTTCTTTCAGCGCAATAATCTGGTCGGCGACTTCAAGAATGGCATCATTTACCGCATGTCATCGGACATTTACTCTGATGCCGGCAACCCTTTAGTGAGATTGCGTGCTTCGCCGCATATTTCCGCTGGTTTCCAGAAGATTGCTCATGTAAACTTGCAGTTGGACATTGAAACAGGCGTCGGCTTGAATATCGGTCAAGGCAGCGACCCTAAGATCAAGCTGCGCTGGTCGGATGACGGCGGTCACGCCTTTGCAAACACGCAGTACGCGCCAATCGGAAAGATGGGCGAATACAACACAAGGGTGAAGTTTAATCGCCTTGGCCTGTCGCGTGATCGCGTGTATGAGGTGTCCTGCTCTGACCCTGTGCCATTCACCATTTTAGGAGCGCACCTCAATGCCGCCCAATGATAGCAGCTACATCAACAGTAATACGCCGATTGTTGATGGCCGGCCCGAGATCTTCTCGCGCATATGGTTCCGTTTCTTTGATGCCATGTCGGCGAAGATGAGCATCCTTTCCGGCGTGTTCAGTACCTCGGCTACGGCTGGTGGCGCGAGCGCTTTGCCGGCCACGCCAGCAGGGTACATGACAATCACTGACAACCAGGGTGTGGCAAGAAAGGTCCCTTATTACAATGAATAATTTCCAGCGACTGGCGCAAGGCGTTGATGTAGTGCCGCTGTATAACGCGGTGATGCGCAATCCGCAATTGTGGGATGCCTATACCCTGCGCACACAGCATACCAACAGCGCCCATTCGGAAGTAAGCGATATCTGGCTGCGCTTCAATGAGGTTGGCGCCGATACCTTGGCGGTGGTTGATGACACCGAAGCTGTGAACTATCCGGCCTGGTGGGTGCTGTCTCAGGCAAAGCCGTTGATCTTTGCGCTGATGTCCAAGGTAGAAGGCGAGCGCCTGGGCCGCGTCATGATTACCAAGCTGGCGCCTGGCGGGAAGATTGCCCCGCACGTTGATGGCGGCGCGCCGGCCAGCTACTACGACCGCTACCATATCGTGCTGAACTCGGCGGCGGGCTGCATCTTCCGCGCTGGCGATGAGCAGGTGCATATGGCGACCGGCGAGGTCTGGTGGTTTGATAACGAGCAAGAGCATGAAGTCGTCAACAACAGCGCAGATCACCGCGTCCATCTGATTGTGGATATAAGGACCGCCCGATGATTACCATACAGCGTGAAATCTTCATGCGGACCTTGGGCGAACTGAAGCCGATACTTGACCTTCACTATGAGGAGTTGGCCCTGAACAAGGACAAGGTGCCTCTCGATCCATGCTATGAGCTATATGATTTCCAGGAGTCGGCCGGAAAGCTGCTATTCGTCACCGTTCGGGATGATGGCGAACTGGTCGGGTACTTCATCGGCTTTGTCCAGCCAGGGCTTCATTACCGCACGTGCTTGACCTGTGTTATGGACATTTTCTTTATCAAACCAGGCGCGCGCGGCGCTGGAATGCTGGGCCTGAAGCTGTTCCGTGCGGTTGAGGTGCATTTGAAGGAAATGGGAGTGCAGCGCTGGGTCATGGGTTCTAAAAAGCACCGTGACGCAAGCGCTTTGTTTGAGCGCATCGGGGCGGAGCCGATTGAAACGACGTTTTCTAAATGGATTGGGGAATAATCATGGTGGTTTCTGCTGTTATTGTTGGCGCGGCCACTGTGGGCGGCGCTGTTGCCTCCTCCAAGGGCGCAAAGGACGCAAGTAAAGCACAGATAAACGCCGCTAAAGATTCTGAAGCAATTCAGCGCGAATCCGCTTTGGAGGCTGCGGATATCAAAAGCGCAGCTATCAAGGAATCGGGCGCTCAGGCGCAGGTCGGCCTTGATAAGTCTCGTGACATAAACAATGCGACTGTCAATAGCGCTGCCGACGAACAGGCTAAGGCAATTATGGATCGTGCTTTGGTCCTTGACAAGGCAGCCAAAGACGCGCAAGGAATCTATGCGAATGCATTGCAGTCAGGTTCGCAGGCGCAGATTGAAGCCGCCAACGCCGCTCTGAAGCAGCGCACGGACGCCGCAAGTGCTGCTGCAAACGCAGCAAATTCGGCGCGGGACCAAGCATCCGCGCAGTTCCGCGCCAGTACCGAGGCCGTCAACAAGACGATCATGGAGCGGCTTGCGACAAACACTAAAATGTACCAGCCTTACATCGATAGCGGGCTGGATGCAAATGCACAGTTGCGCGATGGTACGAAGGCTGGCGGCGACTTCAATCGCAGCTTTACCGCTAATGATTTTGTCAAAGATCCTGGCTACGAGTTCCGCCTAAAGCAGGGAATGGAAGGCGTCGAGAACTCGGCGGCTGCGCGTGGTGGCCTGCTCAGCGGCGACGCATTGAAGGCCGTGAACGAGTATAACCAGGGCTTCGCGTCAAACGAATACCAGAACGCTTACAGCCGCTTCAATAACGACATGAATACCCGCTTTACCAGGCTAAGCTCTTTGGCTGATCGCGGCATGTCAGCAACCGGGTCCGTTGCCACACTCGGGGCAAATGCCACTAATCAAGCCGGCGCGAATACGATTAATGCCGCTCGGTATGGCGCTGATAACACGGTAGCGAATGGCGCTCAGACTGCGGGCGCCTTGAATGCAATCGGCGGCTATCAAGCGGACACGTCTACAAATATCGGCAATATCACGGCAAACCGCGACATACTAACCGGCGCCTCCGCTGCTGATCTGCGCAATCAGCAGGGCACGATTGAAGCCGGACGCGTGACCGACATCGCCAACACGAACTTGACCAAGATCAATAGCCTTGGCCGGAATGATGCAGGGTATGCCACGGACACGGCAAACCTCACGGCAAACGGTACTTTGGCTATCGGCAACGCCAGGGCAGACGGTCTTACCAATGCAAATAATGCAACCGCTGATGCGATTAAGACTATCGGGAATGCAAACAGCGCGAATTCCGTAGCGCAAGGGCAAATATGGAGCGGGGCATTGAATAGTCTAGGAAGCCTAGGATCAAGTACTTATATGTACAGCCAAATGAAGAAAGGGTAAGCCATGCCGGTTCAACTTGACCCAAGTATTATCGGGAGGGCAGCTCAACAAACTGCTCCATTGAATAGCCTTGCATCAATGTACAACGATGCTGCATCCGTTCGTCAGCACCAATTGCAGGGAGATAAGCTGCAAGAGGAGAAGCGCCAAAAAAAGCTACTCAATGATGCCTATGCTGCAGCGACAAATCCGGATGGCAGCGTTGACGAGGGAAGGCTATCGGCATACCTCGCGCAGAACGAAGGTGGGGCCAATATCCCTGGCATTCAAAAGGCATCGCTTGGGCTGCAAAAAGAGCGCGCTGATGTCAATGATAAGGTCGCCGGCACACAGAAGACCGTACAGGAGACGCTTTACAAAGCGCTTGACCTGACCGGTAACACGATTGCCTCTCTGGCATCCAACCCGAGCACTTCAGAGCGAGAAGTTTATGCGGCCATGGGGAATTTGGTCAATGCAGGCGCTTTCAACGCTCAGGCAGCGCAACAAAAGACTGACCCTGATACCTACGCGCGCAGTCTGCTATCGACTATGCCAGTAGGCAACCCGCAGGCGCTGCGCGGCTGGCTGATCCAGCAAGGCTCCCGTGTGGCTGACGCTACCGAGCGCCTGAAGCTGAGCCTGCCGAAGTACGACGAGCAGGACCGGGGCGGCGCGATCAATCAAGGCACGATTGACCAGATGACCGGCCAACGCACGGACGGCGCCAGTGTGGGCAAGACCGCCGAACCCGGCGCGATACTGTCGGCAGAGACGGCACGGCGTGGTCAGAACATGGCCGACCAGCGCGCGCGCGAAGCTAACGGCATCACTCAAGGCATGCGTCAAGATCAGCGTGAACAACAGGTGCGCGATCAGGATATGACCAAGGCAGGGCAGATTGCCAGCTTCGACACCATGATGGGCACGCTGGACCGCCTAGACAAGCACAAGGGCCTGTCCGGCTCTGTCGGCCTACGCGGCAAGCTGCCGACCATTCCAGGCTCGGAACCAGCCAACTTCCAGGCCGAACTGGAAACGTTCAAGTCGCAAGCGTTTATCCCAGCTGTCGCGCAGCTTAAGGGCATGGGCGCACTGTCTGACGCCGAGGGCAAGAAGCTGTCGGCTGCTGTCGGTGCGCTCGATCCGAACATGGGTGAGAAGGCCTTCCGGGATTCGATTGCTCGGATCATGCGGGATATGGAGGCGGCACGCGCACGTGTTGTTTCTTCGCAGCGCCCAGCACGTCGGGCAACCGATCAACCGGCGCCGGCTGCTGGCGGCATCAAATTTCTGGGGTTTGAATAATGCCTATCGCACGCTTCCAACTGCCTGACGGGCGCATTGCGCGCTTTGAGGTGCCTGACGGCACTACGCCCGAGCAGGCGCAGCAATTTATCTCCCAGCAGGATTTCGGGGGCACAGCACCACGTCCAAAGCGTGAGCCGGTCGATGTCGAGGCAGCCGGCCAAGATGCTGTGCGTAAGCAGGCGCAGGAAATGGGCGGCGGCGACGCTATCGCCATGGGTGCGGGCAACATGTTCAGCCGGGTCAACCGTGGCTTGGAGCAGGCATACCGCACGGTGATCGGCGACGAGGAAGGGCTGGCAAATCTGAAGCAGCGCTCCGAGCGCGAGGAAAAGCTGTACAAGCCATTCGTTGAAGAACGCCCAGTGCTTACCGCTGTCGGCGCATCGCTGCCAGCTGCTGTCGTTCCTGCGGCGGCTCCTGCTGCCAGTGTCGGCGGCACTATGGCGCGGCTGGGCGCTGCTGGCGCTGCTCCGCAAGCGCTGTCGTATGGTACAGCGGGCGAGCGAGCAGAGAACGCCGCCATCGGCGCTGTGGGCAATGTGGTTGGCGGCGCGGTGGTACCGAAGGCGTTGGAACTGGGCGTCAACGCTGGCAAGACCGCGCTCAAGGGCTTGGCTGGAAAGATCACGCCCGAGGCAATGGCGCTGTACGAGCGCGCCAAACAACTCGGTATCCCGGTCAACCTGGCTCAACTGGGAGACAGTAAGTTCCTTAAAACGCTGGCGTCGACAGTCGAGCAAGTGCCGCTAACTGGCGCAGCTAAAAAGGTGGATGCGCAGCGCTCGGCATACAATCAAGCGGTTGCACGCACGTTTGGCGAGGACGCGGACCGCATCACGCCAGAGGTGTATGCAGCGGCGAAGAAGCGCATCGGCGGCGAGTTCAACAACCTGTCAGGCCGGAACAATCTGACGGTCACGCCGCAATTCCGGCAGAACGTTGACCAGATCCTGAAGGAAGCAGAAGCGACCGGTAGCGATGACACCGTGCGTGCCGTGCGCAATATCTCCGACCGTCTGAGCAACCAGACCGCGCAGGGTTCGCCCATCCTTGGCCCAAATGGGCAGCCTGTCAGCGCGCCAACAATGGTCATCCCTGGCAAAACGTATCAGTCAATCGATACCGAGCTTTCGAACATCATCAAGGGCGGCGGCGAGAAGGGCTTCTTCGCCAAACGACTACGCAACGAGATTCAAGGTGCTTTTGATCAGTCCATATCCGCAGCAGATCAAGGCGCCTGGCAAGAGGCGCGCAGCCAATACAAGAATCTCAAGGCCGTGCGCGACATCGTAGCCAAGGATGCAGATAACGGGAATATCCCGCCAACGCGCTTGATGTCGGCGCTGAACAATAGCGAGGCCGGAAAAGAAGCGATGGCGATGGGTACGCGCGGGCAACTTGGCGAACTTGGGCAGATCGGGCGCCAGTTCGTGCGTGACCCTATCGCCAACTCTGGCACCGTGCCGCGCGCCGTATCGATGGGAGTACTGGGAGGTAGTGCGTGGACGGCTCCGATGTCAACGGCGGCGGTCGCGGCTACTACGGTCGGCACCGGGCGTTTGGTCACGAAGCTTATCAATAGTCCGCGTGTCATCCAAGCGGTAACGAGCCGTGGCGTTTCGGCACGCGATCTGATGAATATGCCGCCGAGCCAAGCGCTTCAAATCATCGGGGGCGCTACTGGCATGACAGCCGCGCAACTGCAACAACTAGACGAGGAGCAATAACCATGGCCGCTGTACTTCCAAATGGCAAACAGCAATACTTCGGCAATGACGGCCTGTTCCTGAACGGCGGCCTGCTGTACACCTATCAGGCTGGCACGCTCACGCCCAAGCCGACGTACCAAGATGCCGAAGGAACCGTAGAGAACCCGAACCCTGTGGTGCTGGACGAGCGTGGTGAGGCAACGATTTTCTGGGTCGGGTCATACGATATCACGCTGTCCGATGCGCTGGACAACATCATCTACAGCGTACCAGGATTGTCCGAGCCAACCGCCGAATACCGCACATCGGAGACTGGGTCCGCCATCATCCCAGCTGGCTCCACAAGTCAGCGAGACGATCCCGCCGAGCTTGGCTACTTCCGTGCCAACATCGAGAATAACGAGTTTGAAGGATATCTGGATGAGGGCTGGGTTTCTATGCAGAAGAAGCTGGAATCCGGCATTACGATTAAGACTATCAATGGCGGGTCGTTGCTCGGTGATGGCGACATCAAGTTGCCGGTTACCATGAAGACGATCTTGCATGCTGACGATACGCCGATCACTCAGGATAACCTGTCAACGATTGTTGTTTTCGTGCCTGCCGCCGATATCAATCAGACATTTGGCGATGTAGCCGATTATGCAGACGGTTTCTGGTTCATTGCGCGCAACCAATCTGAGTTTTTGGTAACGCTGATTGCTGGTGATGCGCCAATTGACGGCGAAACCAGCTACATTATGTACCCGTGGGAATCGCGGATGTTCTATTTCGATACAGCATCAGGGTCATTTAACTCTGTAATTTTGGCATCGTTCAGATATCGCTTTGAAACCTCCGGTAATTTTATTAAGCCGCCTGGCTACCTGGCGTTTGACACCGCTGCTCAAGGTCCGGGAGCGGGTGGTGGTGGTGGCGAGGGCCGGGCCACCAGCACCGCCCGCAGCGGTGGAGGGGGTGGTGGTGGCGGCTCAAAACTGATTCGCAGAATACCAACTGAGGCGCTTGCTACCACCTCAACGGTCACGGTTGGCGCTGGCGGCATCGGCGGCACAGGCGGCACATTAGCAGTTGGCAATCAGGGTGGTATTGGCGGCACGACATCGCTCGTTTCAGGCGGCGTGACACTGACGGAGGCTTACAGCGGTGGTCCGGGGATGGGTGGTTCCGCCGCTGCTAGTACGGGCGGCGGGTCTGGCGGTGGCGTTGGCGGTGCTGGCGCATTAGGGACTACGGCCGGCGCTACAGGTGGGCGACCTGCCAATGCCAGCATCGGCGGCCCTACTGCCGCTGCCGTCAATAATTCGGGCGGTGGTGGTGCTGGTTGCTCTATTACGACAGTGGGAAATGCCGAATATGGCGGTGCAGCGGGCGGTAACGTCGCTACTGCTGGCGGGGTTACGGTGGCGGGCGGCGCATCATTACATGCTGGCGCTGGTGGTGGCAGTGGTGGCAGCTACACGTCGGCCAACGTTGGTTCAAGCCCAAGCCGAGGCGGGGCGTCAATGACATACACAGGCGGCACTGGTGGCGAAGCTGGGACGAATGGGGTTAATGGCACTGGAGGCACAAACGGCGTTACTGATGGCGAAGGCGGCGGCGGTGCCGGGGCTGGGTCAGGTGGCGTTGGTGGTCAGGGTGGTGCTGGTGCAAAAGGCGCTGGTGGAGGCGGTGGCG